TGACAGCTAATAAAAATCTAGATATTGCAGATGGACTTAAAGCAACACACTTCAGTGACGGGCCTAATCCTTTTCCTGCTCCTCAGGATGCTCCGTTAATTGAACGTTGGGCAGATGTACACATAACAGAAAATTACATCGAAGTTCCTACTAGGACGGCACCAAAAGAGTTCAACGAGTATAAAGGTTTTGATCTAGAAGAGATTAGTACTGGATTACAAAAACTGTTTACTGACGAACCTTATGCGTATACTAAGTTATGGCACGAACATATTACACATTTACAGTATAGAGAATATTGTGGTGATTTGTTTATTATAGATACGTTGTGTAAACGGTACGGAGTCAAATGGCACTTGTGGCATATTAACGAACGTGTAGTTATGCCAAAGAATTTAGATTTTTACGGATCTCTAGAAAACTGCAATAGCGGAAATGTCAGCGCAGAAGAATTTATAAAAGATAAACACCGTTTCAATATTGAGGATTGTACAACCGACGGTGAGCACTATGATTATAATGTACATAAAGTTATAGCAGAAGACTATATTCCTTACATAAAAAACTTGACAAAAACCTAAATATATCATATAATAAAACAATAAGACATCCTCGTCTTTAACTCGGAGAAACAAATTGAGCAAAGCAGAACAAATTAAAGCAAAATTAGAAGATGCTGGTATCCGTTACTGGGCTGGCGATAACATTTCAGAAGTGTTGCAGAAAGGTGATAAGGAAGAACTTATCGAAGGTGCAACACTTGCATTTGAACAAGTGTTAGATGCACTTGTTATTGATCGACATAACGATCCTAATTCACAAGGTACAGCAAGACGCCTTGCTAAAATGTACTTCAATGAGATTATGGCAGGACGTTATGATCCTATGCCAAGTGCAACTGCATTTCCTAATGATAGCGATGATCGCTATGAAGGTATGCTTGTTGTACGAAGTGAACTAAAAAGCATGTGTTCACATCATCACCAGCCAGTAGGCGGTGTAGCATACATTGGTATTATTGCTGCAAACAAGTTGATCGGACTTAGCAAGTACACACGCATTGCACAGTGGTGCGCTCGACGTGGTACACTGCAAGAAGAACTTGCAAACGATATTGCACGTGAGATTCAGAAAGCAACTGAAGCAGAACACGTAGGTGTTTATATTCAAGCAACACACGGTTGTTGTGAGAATCGCGGCATTATGGCACATAGTAGTCTTACACAAACAACTGTACTAAAAGGTGCATTTAGAGACGATCCAGGTACAAAGAAAGAGTTCTTTGACAACATTAAACTACAACAGGAGTTTGCACCACGATGATTGATGAAACACTTGTATTAGATAATTTTGAAAAATTTTCATCATTAAATCTAAAAGATATTATTGACTGGAATACTATTGAAACTCAAAAACCATATTGGGTTGATTTTAGTAAACCTACAACAACTGCTTTAGACATTCATTCATTGTTAGAAAAATGGTGTAAGAATTTTTGGAATAGTTATATAGAACAAAATTACCCAGATATTGAATTTGCAGGTGCAGAATATTGGTTGCATGACTATAATGGATATGACAGTTTATCTTTTCATAAAGACAAAGACGAGTATTCTTTAAAGAATTTTAATGAAACTACATATCCCCATCTCGGTATTGTGTATTACTTACATGACGAAGAACCCGAAGGTGGTGTATTACAAATTCAAATACCTGAAGGTGAGCTAGAAGAAATCAATGCATGGCCACACCGACTTGTAGTTTTTAATAGCTGTTATGATCACAACGTGACTCCTGTAACAAAAGGTGAGCGTAAATGCTTTGTGAGCAATCTATGGATTAATGCGCCGCATGAAGGGAACTTTAAATGAAACTAAGATATTCAGAAGCATTTTATTCAGTACAAGGCGAAGGCAAGTTTGTAGGAGTACCTAGTGTGTTCCTACGTACATTCGGTTGTAACTTTCGTTGCATGAATTTTGGATTGCCTAAAGATAAAGATCGCTGGACACAACATGCAGAAGGCAACCGTTACAATCCTGAAGTTAAAGCACTTATTGATGCAGATGTACATAAGACTACAGAACGGTTCGAAGACTTACCTATCATTCACACAGGTTGTGACACATATGCAAGTATCTATCCCGAGTTTAAAGACTTTAACAAACTTCAAGAAATTGATGAAGTGGTTGATTATCTAATCAGCTTACTTCCAGAAGGTAAATGGACTATGGCAAATGGTCAGGACGTTCATTTTATTCTTACAGGCGGTGAACCGCTACTGGCTTGGCAACGGTTGTATGTTGAGCTTTTTGAACATCCTAAGATGAAGGATTTAAAAAATGTTACATTTGAAACAAACTCTACGCAATTCTTACACGACGATTTTAGAGACTATATCAGAAAACGCACAGACATTGAGTGGACATTTTCTTGTTCGCCTAAACTCTCCGTTAGTGGAGAATCTTGGGAAGACGCTATCAAGCCTAGTGTTGTTAAAGATTACTACGATGTTGGGAATGGGAGCGTTTATCTTAAATTTGTTGTTGCTGATAGTGCAGACGTCGACGAAGTTTGTCGTGCTGTTGAAGCATATCGTTCTGTCGGCATTGAGTGTCCAGTATATCTTATGCCGCTTGGAGGACGTAGTGAAGGTTATAATCTCACCGTTCAAGAAGTTGCGAAACTATGTATGGAACAAGGGTGGCGATTCACACCAAGATTACACATATCACTATTCGGGAATGCCTGGGGGACTTAGTGAGGAAGATTACAAAATTCTTCAAGGCAAACAAATTACAGAAGAACAATACGAAACAGTAAGGAAGCAATTGTGAAAGATCCTAAGGTTACAGAACTTGTAAAGCAATTTAATAAAGATGTGGTGGCGCTCAATAAAACATGGGCGGCGCTACAAAAGCATGATGTATATGCTAGAGTAGATGTAAAAGGTGCTAGTAGTTATACCGATCCTAAATATTTAGAAATAACTCAAATTACACAACATGTGCAATATATGAAGGAGGATTCATAATGGGTTGGTGGAGTAAACTTGTAAGAGATGCAGGAATCAAAAAGAAAATTGATGAGCCTGTAAAAGAAAAGACCTCAGAAGAGATTCGTCGAGAGTCTCTTGAAGCAGAAAAAGCGGCTGCTACTAAAGCAGGTAAACCTTGGGTAGCTGTACTAGACACACAGGTTAATCCTGATAACATTCGTAACGGCTTTTTTGAACTTGATTGGAATAACGAGTTTATTGAACAACTACTTGATGCTGGTTATTCAGGAGAAACTAACGAACAGATCGTAGATGCTTGGTTTAGAACTATTGTTATTCAAATGCTTGAAGAAGAAGGGCTAGATACACAAAGAGAAATGGGATATATTAACGTTGTTCCAATAGATAAAGGTAGGTCACAAGTATCATGATGCGTGATGATTTAATGGTACAACAGCAAGTGTCTAGTGTGTGGCAACATATGGTAGGTGTTATTTGTTTAAATCAAACAAACCGTAAACAAGTAAAACGTGTACTTCCGTTGTTATTTGGTATTTGTCCTACTCCTATACACTTACTAAACACCACTCCAGATACAATAAAACGCATTATTCAACCACTAGGAATGGTAAATGTACGTGAAAAACGCTTACGCAAAATGAGCGAAGACTACTTGACATGGGACGGAAATGATGCTACAATGTTATATGGAATTGGGAAATACGGTAGTGACAGTTATCGATTGTTTTACAAAAATGAGATACCTGACAACATCGGCGACCACGAATTAAAACGTTATGTAGACGAGGAACTAAATGGCAACTTATGTACTAGTTGATACACTTAATACTTTCTTTAGGGCACGACACGTAGTACGTGGCGACATTGACACTAAAGTAGGTATGGCAATGCACATCACTCTTAACAGTATTAAAAAGGCATGGTCCGATTTTAATGCAGATCATGTTGTGTTTTGCTTAGAAGGACGCAGTTGGCGTAAAGATTATTATGCTCCTTACAAGCGTAATAGGCAAGAAACCCGTGATGCAATGAGCCCACGTGAAGCTGAAGAAGATGCTGTATTCTTTGAGATATTCGACGAATTTAAAGACTTTATTGCAGATAAAACAAACTGCACTGTAATGCAAAATCCTGTGCTAGAAGCAGATGATCTTATTGCAGGTTGGATACAGAATCATCCTAACGACAATCATGTTATTATTAGTACAGACGGCGACTTTGCACAGCTTATTGCACCCAATGTACGACAATACAACGGCGTAAGTAACACTACTATTACACACGAAGGCTACTTTGATGACAAAGGCAAGCCTGTGATTGATAAGAAAACTAAAGAAGCAAAGCCCGCTCCTAATCCTGCGTTTATGTTGTTTGAGAAATGTATGCGTGGTGATACAAGTGACAATGTGTTTAGTGCTTATCCAGGTGTGCGTAAGAAAGGCACTAAGAATAAGGTTGGACTTATTGAAGCATTTGAAGATAAGACTACAAAAGGGTATAACTGGAATAACATGATGCTACAACGTTGGGTAGATCACGAAGGTGTTGAACATCGTGTACTAGATGATTACACACGCAATGTTACACTATGTGACTTAACTGCACAGCCCACAGATATACGTGAGATAATTAATAATACTATTGCAGAAGTAAAACCTAAAGACGTTACACAAGTAGGTATGCGTCTTATGAAGTTCTGCGCCAAATGGGATATGCAACGTATTGCAGATCAGGCAGCAACTTTTGCACAACCACTACAAGCGAGGTATCCACAATGAGCGTAAATGCTAAAGAAATTTTAAAAGATAAATTTTGGATTGTCGAAAACGACGGCGTAAAAATTGGAACACTGAGTATTTCTGAGGATCAATATATGTTAAGCGATTCTAAAGGTACTAAGTTTTTTAAAAATACAAGACAACTTCAAAAATCTTTTGACAGTCAAATAAATTGGACTAAATTAGAAATTAAAGAAACTAAGTCAAAAGAAGTAAACAATTATCCAACTAGTTGCCAACCGTTTAATAGCATGTTTGATGTAAAACGCAAACTTCCTTTATTTACAAAAAGTGAAAAATCTAAGAGCTTGTATTGTGCAGGATATTACATCATTCGCTTTGATAAAGGCTGGGTTAAAAGCTTTTGTCCTAAATTAATTACAATCGAGCGTTATGAATCTCGAGGTCCGTTTAAATCCGATATTGAAATGCGCCAAGAATTAAGCAAGGTAAATGCAAGGTAATCTATTATTTGTCGGATGCAGTCATACAAACGGTTATTGGCATAGTGCAACAACTAATGACAAATACGTATGGTCTGACAATAATTATGCAAAAATATATGCAGAAGAGTTAGCAGATAGTCAGTGCTATATATACTCTTCTGCAGGTGTTTCAAATAACAAGTATCCTAGATGGATACGTCATATGTTAAACACTCATCCTAATATAACCGGTATAGTTATACAGTCTACATACTGGGATCGATGGATGATGGCAAATAACATAGACTTACAATTTAAAACTCTTGATCCTGATTATTTTACACGTATATACGCAGAAGAAGAAAAGTATATACTGTATGATGATTTCAACACCTTAGACTATAATGTTATAGAATGGAACGAAAAGGCAAAATGGCCTAGTATAGGTATGTACGATGAAGGCTGTCCCGAGA